GGATATAGCAGATGGCGACCGCTTTGCTTATATACGCAAGTTAGTGCCAGACCTTACCTTTGACGGCTCAGTAGCATTAAGCTCGCCACAAGCTGAATTTACGCTAAAAGCCAGAAATAATCCTGGGGCAGACTTCGACAGCACCAGCTCTGGCATATCTGTACGAACACAAACAACGCCTGTAGAAGAATATACAGAACAATTAGATATGAGAGTTCGTGGACGTTCCTTCGCACTTCGTGTAGAATCAAGTGCATTAGGGTCAAAATGGAAGCTTGGTAGCCCGCGAATTGACATTAGACCAGATGGGAGAAGATAGATGGCTAGTACAAATATCCCAGCCCCTAGACTTCCAGATGCCCCTGTTGAGTATAATCAGCAATACATGGCTGACTTAATTCGTGCGTTAGAGGCATTTATGTCTCAGGAACGCAATCCAGGAGAGTTAAGAGGCACGAAGATGACTTTAACAGCGTTGCCCACATCTGCCTCTGGACTTGAGACAGGAGCGCTGTATAATGATAGTGGTACTATAAAGGTTGCACCATGAGTTTAGGTAAATTATTAAAGAAAGCAGTACCAATCGCCGCAGGCGCTTTTCTAGGCCCTGCTGCTGTTGGCGGTATGTTCCCTGGTGTTACAGGGATTATGGCAAGTCCATTCATGCAAAGAGCTATAATGTCGGGTGGTTTAGGCTTGCTGACAGGGCAAAAGCCAAAAGATGCGATTATGAGTGGCATTCTTGGCGGAGGACTTGGAGCATTAATGCCACAGCAGGCAGCAGGAGCCGAACAAATGTTTGGTTCTGGTTTACCTATCGGCCCTGGTGGCAAGGTCAGCGTTGACCAAATGGCAAAACGTGCAGTTCAAGACACAGTTAGAGGCGGAGCAGGCACAGGTGCCGCTTCTAGTGTTGCATCTGCCTTATCTGCAAAGCCAGCAACCATGTCAGGTGAGTTGTTAAAGTCTTTAGGATATGCTGGAGAAGGAGAAGGAAACCTTCTGTTCAAGCTTATGAACACAAGAATGGGCGAAGGTTTGGCGGCGGGTCTGCTTGCTCAACTGTTATCTGGCGATGAGGATGAAGGCCCCAGCCCTAATTCATATGAACGCAGACCATTTGGCGCGGGAGGGCCTGGCGGAAAGCTGGGCGGTATAAATTACGCTAATGGTGGCGAGGCTTACTTCCCTCGCAGGAATGGCGGTATAGACCCTTTTGAGGGGTCAGGAAAGAAAGATGATGTGCCAGCTATGTTAATGGCTGGTGAGTTTGTAATGACCCGTGACGCTGTAAAGGGCGCTGGCGGCGGTGACTTGCGTAAAGGTATCCAAAACATGTATGGTATGATGGATAATTTCGAGAGGATGGCGTAATGGCTGACCAAACCGTAGAAACCATTAATAGATTAGCGCCTTATCTTGAAGGCCTTGAAAAGCGCCTTTTAAGCACAGCTTTCGGCGAGTTTAGTGGAACAACACAAACATCACCAGGCTTGCTGGATACAGCGCTTCAGTTGCCTCAGTACCAGATAGCCGCACAAGACCCGCTACAAGCTAGAGCAGAGCAAGAAGCTTTGGGTGGCTTTGGCTTGTTCCAGCCATATCTACAGACAGCCGCGCAAGAGCAAGGGCTTGGCCTTGGCGCACTTATGTCTGGCGTAAACATGCTTGACCCCTCACAGGGCATTCAAGCATTTATGAGTCCATATCAGCAAAATGTTATTGATGAAATCAATCGTCAAGCTCAGATGGGTCAGAACAAGCTAGCTGGTCAAGCTGTTAAGGCTGGTGCGTTTGGCGGTTCTCGCGCAGGCATACAGGCCGCAGAACAAGAAGGCCGCAGGCTTGGCGAGATTGGTAAGTTTCTATCATCTGGATTTGATAAAGCAGTTACAGCCTCACAAAAGGCTGGTCAGCTTTATGGCGGTCTTGGTCAAGCATTTGGTCAGGGTGCATCAACACTGGCAGATATTGGCAGGCTACAGTCAGAGCTTGGTCGTGCGGATATTGGCATGTTGTCACAGCTTGGTGAGGTTGGTCAAACACAGTCTCAGGCAGAGCTGGACGCAAAGCGTCAGAACCTTCTGCAAGAACAAATGGAGCCATTTACAAGACTAGAGCTTGGCTCTTCTATGTTGAAGGGCACACCTTCAGGTAGCTTAAGTTCTGTTTTCCAGAGCACAACAACACCATCAGCTAATCCTTTCTTACAGGGTGTTGGTGCTTACACAGCGTTACAGGGTGCTACAGGCGCTGGTGGACCACTAGGCAGTTAGGAGCTTAAAATGGCAGTAAAACCAGCACAAGGTTCTGGGATTGGTGAGGTGCTAGTGCCTTACCCTGAGTATGGCGGTCCTATGGCTCTTCAGGCTGGGCTTAGAGCGGCAGAGCCTCAGTATGCTGAACAAATAACTGGAGACACTGGAGACTATACTGGTCAGCCAACTCAGTTTGGTTTAGATGCTGTGAAAACACTTGGAGAGCTGATTTCAAAAGCTACAGACCCTAGATTGCAGGCAGTTCAGTCAACAGTTGTTCCTGGCGAGCCTTCTTCGTATGAAATTGATACCATTTTCCCCAGACAATCTGGAATCATATCTGATAACCTTGAGGCAGATGCTGCTGGCGCAAGCGTAGCCGAACAAATTTCTAGTTTAGCATCGAGCCTTGCGGAGCAAAAAGGTACGCCCAGACTTGGTTCTTTTCAGGCGGGTGCAGATACTGTTGACGCAACTCCTAGTCAAAAAGCACCAGCAGAAACTTCTTCTCAAGCGCCTGAGCAAGCTCCCGCTGAAGATATTATACGAACAAGTGTTCAGGATTATCTAACAATCACAGGCAAAGAAACAACAGCCAAAACCACTGAAGATTATATTAAAGAGTTTTCAGATGCGACTGGCATTGATGTTTCAGGAAAGCCAGACAACAGCACCGCTCTCATGACCCTTGGCCTCGCACTTATGCAGAATAAGGCAGGAAAGGGTTTTGACGTAGGTAAGATGCTTGGTGCTGTTGGCGAGGCTGGAGAAAAGGCTATGCCTGCGTTTGAAAAGGCAAGAACAGAAGCTCGTGCCTTGCGCGCTAAAGCTGGTGAGTATGCTTTGGGTAGAACCAAAGAAGACCAAGCCAAAGCCATGCAGCGTGAAAACTTTTACATTATACCAAAAGGTGATTTGGGTGGCCCGCTGGGTGTTGTTGATGCAATCACAAAGGGCAAAGGTGAGTTCGCTCGCCTCAACTCATTTGAGCTAAATGACCTTGATACAAACAAAGAGTTCAATGATAAGTTTGAAATTGTTAAAGCTTCTGATTATACAGACCTAGCAAAAGAAGCTCTTAAAACACCAGAGGCTAAAGACAAGTATCTTAGTTCTTCTACAGATGTTCCTCTTTATAGCGGCTCTAAGTTAAATCTTAAAGTTCAGCTTCCAGACAGAAATGTAAGTTCTGACGCTCAAGCTGTTTTGCTTACGCCAGTTAGCGCGGCTGTTAATCAAATTAATGGCATGGAAAAAGGTTTGATTCGTGGTGAACAAACTTTTGCGAAATTAACTGGATTACTTCAAGAGACAGATATTGGCGTGCCTTCTCAGGCTAGAAGCGCAATTGTTCAAACACTAAGAAATTTTGGTCTTGATGCTGGGGGGGAAACAGACCCTGTAAAACAAATTAAAGTTATGTTGACTAAACTAAAAGCTAAGAATGCTGCTGAAATTCTTGGCGAATCAGGAAAAACACTTTCTGACAATGACCGTAGAATGGTTTCTGAAATTGTTGGTGATATTTCATTTACAGAAGGTGATGAAGCTTTGTTGCTTGAAAAGCTGGGTTCTTTGTATGAAGATATTATCGGAACAAGACGCAACGAAATAAACGAAGCCTACAAAAACCTTGAAAGTTATGGTGTTAATTTTAATCGTGGCAACTCTGGTCAAACTGGTACTGGCTTTATACTCGGAGATGACGGGGTATATCGTAGAGCAAAACAAAAATAGGACAATGAAATGGGAATTATAAAAGTAGAAACCCCCAAAGGAATTGTCCAAGTTGAGATTGAAGGCGATACACCAACTCAACAGGAATCTGAGTTAATAGAACAACAGTTTTTTGGTGCGTCCACCCCCTTCTTGCCAGAGCGTACATTCAAAGACTTAATGGCTGAAACCAAGAAAGCGTCAGAGGATGAAGGCTTTGACTATGAAACGGGTGCGCCTTCTGGAATCCGTGCGCTTGTTTCATTTGGCGAAACTGCTGAAGAGCAAGAGGCTATTCTTCTCAAGAATGTAGGGCAAGGTGGATACACTAAAGATTCTCGCGGTAGGCTAGCGATTACACCAGAAGGTCAACGCACTCTTGGCTTAGAACCATCAGAAAAAAATATTATACTAGAGGATGAGGGCTTTTCGGCTGGAGACTTTGCCGACCTTGCTGGTATTTTACCAGAATCAATTGGTTCGGTTGTTGGCGCTATTATAGGCTCTCCTGGTGTGGTAACTGGCGCGGCAGGAGCGGCGGCTGGTGCTGCGACTGGTCAAGCTTTAGAAGAGGGCATTGAGAGCATTCTGGGCATACAGAAACAAACTTTACCAGAGGTCGGCAAGGATATTGCTGGAGAGGCTCTATTAGCTGGCACAGTTGATTTAGTAGGTATGGGCGTGTTCCGCGCTGGTAAAGCTATTATAGGCGGTGCTTCCTCTAGAATGGCTGGAGATGCCGCAGACGCAACTAGAGGTGCAAGGCTTGTAGATGAAGGTTATATGCCTAGCTTAGAAAGACTTGGCGCACCTACTGCCATTGGATATTCACAAAAATTTGCTGAAGGCGCTACTAGAGACACAACCAGAGTGATGAACAATACTGGTGTGGCTTTGGCTAAACGCGATGAAATGCTACAAAATCTAGCAACACTGGAGGAAGCTGGCGGTGCGTTTGCAGACGCTACAAGCGCCTCATATAAACTTCTTGATGATACCGTGAAAGAAGCACAAGAAGCTTCTATGCAAGCTGTAAAAGACAGCGTAAGGCTGTTAGAGCGTGGAGCTGATGCTGGTGTTGATATTAATAATGAAGTTTTAGGTGAAATAACAAAAGCCTTCTCTGCCTTTCAAGATGTTTCCACAGGTCAGTTTAGACTAATGGACGATATGCTTGGTAGGTTAAGCTTTACAGATGCTGTTGAAGGTGTTGTTAAGGAAGGTGGTAAGGCTAGGATAATACCTACAAGCGGTGTTAAAGGCACAACAGAACAGCTTGAGTCAGCTATTGGCTCGCTTAGAATGCTTGATGATGATGTGAGAAAAACCATCATGGGAATCAGGTCACTTGATGAATATGCATCATTTGAGCAGATGGCAAACCAAAGAAAGTTTATTAATGACCTAATATTCTCTGGCAGGGAACTAACACGCACTCAAACAGACCAGCTCTTTAAGTTGAGAGATGCTTTCGACAGCGCACTAGACAGCGTAAACCTTAACCAGATAAAAGGTTTGGCTCCTGGTCAAAACTCTCAGTTGCGTGCGATTGCAAACCAAAGAGAGCGTGCCATAAATCAATACAGAGATGGCATGAAGCGGTTTGAAGATGTAGAAAAGTTCGGCGTTGTACGCAGTATTAAAGCTGCATCAAAAGACCCAAGGTTTAATGCTGACCAATTCTTTCAGAAGGTTATTAGAAAGAACTCCCCTGAAAGGTTGAAGGCTGTATTGAACGCAGTAGATGACAAAGAATATGTTCGCTCTGCACTAGCTAAGTCATATTTAGATGATGCTTTATCACGCACTAGCATAGATTTGATGAATCCAAATCAATTCAATGGCGTTGCTTTTAGAAACCAAATAAATGCTTTAGGAACCACAGGCAAAGAATTGTTCGGTAATCAGTGGGGTCAAGTAAAGAAGCTCGCTGACACAATCGCCCAAGTAGGCCCTGCTAGGATGCCTCAAGAGGCCGTTGATAATATCATAAAGATTGGTGCTGACAAGCCTATTATGGACAGCGTGAAGAAGCTTGCTGAGGCGAGGCGTGCATTTGATGAAGCAAACAGAATTAAAGTTGTTCGTGAATTTAACGAAGGTGTTTTGAATCCTGAAGATGCGGCTCAGTACATTACAAGGCCTGGAACAAATTTATCAGAAGTAGGTAGAATACAAAACTTCTTCAAGTCAGACCCAGAAGCACTACAAACAATAAAAGAATCTGTAATGCGTGACTTATTGTCTAGTGTAGGAAACGATGTATTTACAAGTCCTGCGTCTGCCGCTACCCTCAAAAAGCATATGGACTCTTATAGAGAGGGCGTGCTGGAAAAAATACTTGGCAAAGAGTCTTATAATATGTTGGATGAGTTTGCCAAAGACATGATTTATTTAGGGGATGTTGGTAAAGAAGGTAGTATATACGCTGCTACATTTGCCGCCCACCCAATTGCAAAGGCACGCGACAACTTGCGTATGAAAACAACCGCAAAAGTTTTTTCTAGCCCAAAAGTTTTGGCTATGTACGCTAAGAAAGGTCAGGGAACGCCAAATCAAAGAGTCGGCGGCATCATGAACTCTGTAGGTAATGCTATGAATGTAATGGGTGCTGTAAGACAGTTTGGCGCTCAAGCCCTTGCCGAACAAGTTGGTCAAACTGGAGAAGAAGTAAAAAGACAAATACTTCCCCCTACACCACAGGCACCAAACCCGAACATAAGTTCGTCTTTAGCCGCTGCAAGCCCAATAGACCAGGGCATAGGTGCATCTCAGTATTATGGCATTCCACAACAAGCATCACAGCCAAGCATTCGTCAGCAGGCTGCGGCTAATCCAGCTCTGGCAGAAGCATTAGGCATCAGAGGAGCAACAGCAGGCCTGTTGAATAGATAATGGAAGCAAACTTTTTCAAGAGCCTTGACCTCGTGCTAAAGCATGAGGGTGGATTTGTAGACCACCCAGAAGACCCTGGTGGGGCTACTAACAAAGGCGTTACACACCAGACATACTCAGAATGGTTAGGTCGCCCACTAGAAGATGTGGAGGAGCTAAAGTCTATACCTGATGAGCATGTACAGCTTATATACAAAGAAAAATACTGGAACAAAGTAAAGGCAGATGATTTGCCTAACGGTGTGGATTATTGTGTGTTTGATTGGGCGGTAAACTCAGGCCCAAGCAGAGCGGCAAAGGCTTTGCAGAAAGCGGCACTTGTAGAGGCAGATGGCATAGTAGGGCCACGAACATTGTTGGCTGTTCAGGACGCTAGGGCAGATGACTTGATTGAGATTATCGCCCATGAGCGTGAGGAGTTCTATCGTAGCCTTAAAACATTTGGCACTTTTGGCAAAGGCTGGCTACGGCGCAATGAAGAGACTAGGGATGAAGCCCTTAGCTGGCTTCCTTCATAGGCTTCCTACACACCCATCGTTCTACATAGAATCTTTCGTTTAGCTTGTGGGCGTATAAAAAGCGTACAGCTTCTTCAACAACGTCATGAGCATGGCTATAGCAATCACCCTCTGTTCTGTACTTTGTGCGTTCATCCACTATGTCAGAACAGTTAATAGGGCTATCTGCTAAACAGATAACTAACATTAGCTCAAACATTATACAGTTCCGTTTTTCTCACACTTATAGCCTTGAGGCTCTAACGGCAAGTTCTCTTTCCTGAAGATGGTCATGATGTCAGCCGACATTTGCTCAAGCCTAATCATGCATTCATCTTCAGTCTTATACGGACCGTATTTGTCAAAAACTGGCGCACAATCATTAGCGATGATTGTATGACACACCAGCAATATTGCTGTGTACATTACTCTTCTAGCTCTACTACTATATCGAGTTCGTTGTATGTTGGCGTTAGCATGACCAAGTTACAGGTATAACAAGACATATAATCTTGCTCTAACCCGTCAGACATATGCCGCATCGTAGATTCACATCTAGGACACAATCCAGCATCTATCTTTCTTTGCCAGCTACCGTCACCTTCTTCCTGTATCATGGTATAATCCACAGTAAAGTTTGCGCTTACATCATAATTACGTCATACTTTTAATGTACTGTCAAGAAATAAGTTTCATACTCCAACGGGGGGAGGATGAGCCAGAATATCGAGAACGGTAAGCTTGGCGAGCATATATGCATGGTCAAGCTTATTAAAATGGGCGTATCCTGCTCTTTGGCGCACATAGACGCTATGGATATAGTTGTGCATCACGAAGGCAGGATGATTCGTGTTCAGGTAAAATCCAGCACATTAAAATATAACGGCAAGAAAACTAAAAGCTACCAGTTCGCCGTTTGTCATACAGGGAAGAAGATACCCCTGACAGAAGCTGAATGTGATGTGGTGGCGCTGGTCGCCGTTGATTGCGAAAGGGTGTTGTTCCTGCCAGTTGGTTGCGTTAAAGGCAACGTAACCAAAAGGGTTCAGCCTCAAAAGTTTGACAAGCTTAAATTAGAAGAACGGTCTTGGCAGCATTGCTTAGACCGTATTTTTTTGAGCGATTGACCCGATGCCGCCTGAAGGTGGCTCATTGCCATAAAGTTTTTTATACTCATCATTTACCAGCTTGCTAATTTGCTGGCCTATGTTCCTATGTTCATCTTCAGCAAGCTTGCGCAACTTATTGTATGTGTTAAGATTAACGCCTACACTTTTATATTTTGTGATGTCCATCGTGACCTCCGAGGGGAATAATATATGCCATATAATAACAGACCATATGGGAAATTCAACAAGTTCGGCGCAAGAAAGACTGAGTTCATGGGGATGAAGTTTGACAGTAAGTGGGAAGCTGAAAGATATGGTCAACTGCATCTCATGCAAGAGAACGGGGAGATAACCGACCTAGAGCGTCAGGTTAGGTTTAACATTGTGATTGATGGTCAGAAGATTTGTGCATACATAGCAGACTACACATATCGTAAGCCTAACAAGAACGGAGAACTTGAATATATAGTAGAGGATGCAAAGGGTGTAGAGACTGATGTATTCCGCCTAAAAAAGAAACTAATGCTGGCTGTAAATGGCATTGATGTGTTGGTCACAAAAAAAACTTCCAAAAAAAAATCAAAAAAGACTTGACCACCCGAAATGGTTTTCCTATGTTGTATTTAACGATAAAACAACTATGGAGTCTGAAATGACAGAAATGTTTTCTGTTTCTTCGTCTTCCATCTCAGAATTATTTCTTCTTCAGCAAGAGCTTGAGCAAGAAAAGATGGAGGCTGATGAAAAGCTGAAGCTGGTGAAAGACGAGCTTCAGTCTAGGTATCTTGAGCGTGCTCAAGACAAACTTCACCAAGAAGGCAAAGACTTTGGTTCTGCTACAGTTCGTGATAGCGGATACAAAGTTGGCGTTACATTACGCAAACGTGTTGAGTGGGATGCTGGTCAATTGCTGAAAGCATTGAACAGTCTAGATGAAGATACCGCTAGGCACTATGCAGAAATCAAATACTCCGTAACAGAAGCTAAGTACAACAACGCACCGCCTGAGATTAAGGCGGCGCTTAGTAATGCTCGTACAGTGCATCTGCAAGGGGTTAGCGTGAAAATCGAAGAGGATAAAGATGCTTAACATTATTACTGCCGAACAACGGCTAAAAGAAAAGAAAGGCCACAAGATTGTTATTTGTGGTCAGTCAGGGGTGGGCAAGACTTCTCTTGTCCGTACCCTAGACACATCCAAAACTCTGTTCATGGACTTGGAGGCTGGTGACGCTGCCATTGAAGGGGTGGCTATTGATGTCATCCGTCCGAGGACATGGGCAGAGTGTCGTGACTTCGCAGTGTTCTTGGGTGGCGCAAACCCATCTCTGGGAGAGGATGCCACTTATAGTCAAGCGCACTACGATTATGTGTGTTCTACATATGGCGACCCTATGAGTGTACTGTCGAAGTATGACACAATCTTTGTTGACTCTATCACCGTTGCTGGTCGTCTTTGCTTTCAGCATTGTCAGAACCAGCCAGAGTGTAAGAGTGAACGCACAGGCAAGCTAGACACTCGTGCCGCATATGGTATGCAGGGCAGAGAGATGATGTCTTGGCTGTCTCACCTACAGCACATCAGAGATAAGAATGTTATCTTTGTGGGCATCCTTGATGAGAAAGTTGACGATTATGGGCGTGAGACTTATGACCTTCAGATTGAGGGTTCTAAGACTGGTCGTGAGTTACCTGGTATCGTTGACGAAGTTATTACCATGTCCATCATGCCAGATGAGAATGGTAATCCGTATCGTGCGTTTGTTTGTCAAACGCTCAACCAGTGGGGATACCCCGCTAAAGACAGGTCTGGTAGACTTGATGTTCTGGAAGAGCCGCATCTTGGTAAGCTTCTAGAGAAAATGAGCGGTGGCAAGCCGCAGAATGAACGTCCTATGGACTTTGTGAAACCACAAGTAGTAAGCGAGGAAAACAATGCTTAATCTAAATGAAGTATCAACATCAAGCGGTAACAGCGAACCATTACAGCTTATCCCAGATGGGACTGTGGCTCGTGCATATATGGTATTCGGGACAGATGGCGACACGCAAATGCCTGAGTTCTCTAATGCTCATGTGTTCCGTAAATCTCAGAACACTAGCGCCGTATGGCTACCGCTAGAATTAACTATCATGGGCGGTGACTATGATAAGCGTAAGGTGTGGACTAACCTATTTGTTCATGGCGATGCTGTGGGGGATGATGGTGTTCCGAAGGCTAGAAGAATTGGCCTTGAGACATTGCGCAAGATGATTGACAGCGCACATGGCCTGTCACAAAACGACATGTCACCAGAAGCGCAAGCAAAGCGCAACATTGCATCTATTGATGTACTGGATGGCATTGAGGTATGTGTTGTCATTGGTGTTGAAAAGGGCACAAATGGTTATGCAGATAAGAATAGGATTAAAACCTATCTTACTCCAGATAGCGGTGACTTTATTGCGTCTGGGGGTGGCACAACCATTAAGCCAGCGACAACGCAAATGCCACAGAATGTGCAAAACTCAATGAACGCACAGGCTCCAGCACAGGGTAGTGTTACACCAGCTTGGGCACAACAGTAACAAGGTAAAGGCATACTAACGGCATCCATAGTTGGTCGTTAGCTGGTTTGGGCGGCACCAGTGCCGTAAAGCCGCCCACTCAAAACGAAAGAGGAAAAGATGAAACATATCAGAAAACTTATCATTGAATTGCGTGAAAAAGCTGAGGCTCTTGAAGATGCTTTAGATACACACGAGCAACACAGTTCAATCCCTAATCATACTATTGGCACGTTCAACATGATTAAACAAGGGAAGGCTACACTTGGCAGCATGACCAAGAAGCTTAACAAGTCTCAAAAGACTATCTACACAGAAATCAGCAGTATTCGTAAAGCTGGCTATGTTGTTAATAAACAATACAACAAGCGCAAGCGCACACATGAATATAGGCTCGAACTATAATGCTAAAGCATGCAGATTTATGCTCTGGAATCGGGGGCTTTGCCCTCGGTTTTAGGTGGGCGGGTTTATCTAAGCCCGTCCTTTTTTGTGACACCGAGCCGTGGTGCAGGAAGATTTTGGCTAAAAATTTTCCTAACGTACCTATAGCTGAAGATGTTAAGGAGATAGCAAATGAGCCAAGAAGATTTATTTCAGAACCAATCGGAATCCTCACAGCAGGATACCCCTGTCAGCCTTTCTCAGCCGCAGGAAAAAGGAAGGGTGAAGAAGACCCTCGCCACATCTTCCCGCACATACTTAGGATTGTTGCACAAACAAGACCGACTTTTACCGTTTTCGAGAATGTTTACGGACACATCTCTATGGGCTTGGACAAGGTACTCAATGGAATGGAAAGTGAAGGCTACACCGTCAGGCCGTTTATTGTGCCAGCTAGCGGTGTCGGCGCCCGCCACAAACGCGACAGAATCTGGATATTGGGCTACGCCGAACACGATGGACCACTTGCCGCAGAGGTCGCCAGAGGCTCTTTTGAAGCAAGCGACACAGGCGAGGAAGGGCAGAACCAGACCAGCCAACCTGAGAGAACAGGTAGACCCGAATACGGTGGAAATGTGGCAGAAGGCACAAGAGCCAAAGATGTGGGCAACACCGAGAACAACGGATGTGACGGGCGGTCCGAGGCAGTTGGACGAACAGGGGCGCAGGGTGAGCAAGAGCAACCCCAACCTGAAGTTTGGGGCGAATCTAGCAGACCAAGTGAAGATGTGGCCTACACCCAGAGCATCGGAGTACAAAGATACTGGCCCAGTGGGGAGCAAGTCGCATACTCACATGAAGGACAAGAAATACCTTTGTGCAGCAGTAAAAGAAACAGCGCAACCCAGTGGGAAACTGAACCCTGTTTGGGTCGAGTGGTTGATGGGGTACCCAATCGGGTGGACAGAATTAAAGGATTAGGTAATGCTATTGTGCCCGCTATAGCAATGAATATAGGGCTTTCGATTAAAGGTATGATTGACAATGAAAAGTAGGATTTTCATATGGATTATAACAATGATTTTAGTCACGACCTATTAGTAGGACAGATAGCTGAAGAGTATCTTGGCGACCTTCTTGAGAATAAAAAGATAGAGGTGAAGCACGATAAAATTGCGCATAAGACAAATCGTGTGTTTGTTGAGTTCGAGTGTCGTGATAAGCTTTCAGGCATATCTACTACAGAAGCCGATTTTTGGGCTTTTGTATTATCTACAGGCGTAATAATATTTGTAGATAAACATCGTTTAGTTGCCTTGTGTAACAATCAATGGCCTAATGGTAGGATAGTCAATGGCGGTGACATGAACGCCGCCAGAGGCTTTCTAATAGAGATTGATGACCTTTTAAGGGGTGTTATAGGATGAGAGTAGAAATAGATGTGATACTTTTCTTTCCCAAAGACCCTATGAAGAAAATAAGTGGCTTTCTTAATGTAGGGGAAGCCGCAGACGAAGATGATATTTTAGAAGAGATGGCTAATTTTATTAATATTGTTACAGAAGATTATATAGAAGAGTTTTCTACTGGCATGGCTAACCTGATGGTGGGGGATGATGAATACTATCAAGTGTCTTTTGCTAACCCGAACAACAAAAGCGTAGAAGGGCGTGAAATATGCAACATGATAATACCAGACAGCCTAACGCTGCATTGAAGGATGTAGCGGTATGCTTTGGCGCTATAGGATGGGAAAAGCGCCTATGTGATTTAACGGAGGAGCAAGTGCTAGGCCTAATAGCAGTAGCACAAAAAGCGAGGGATTTACAAAATGACTACACCGAACAGGGTATCCTTGAATTTGAACAGAGTGTCTCCAGTTCTGAGCAACCCTTCCCTGACGACCCCATACCATTCTGATGCTATAGAGTTAATCAGCTATCATGTTGATGCTGGTATATGCGAGCAAAACGATTCAAAGCCAAGGCGAACATATCTTGGTGGCTCATCGTTAGGTTCTGCATGTATGCGTCAAATACAGTACAGATACATGCAAGTCGAGCCTGACGAAGATAAACAGTTTCCAGCCAGAACATTGCGTATATTTGATTTAGGGCATTTTATAGAGGATTTAATAGCTAAGTATTTACGGGATGCAGGATTCGAGCTAAAGACACATGATTCTAAAGGCGAACAATTCGGGTTTTCTGTAGCTGATGAGCAAATACGGGGGCATATAGACGGGGTTATATGCGGCGGTAAGGTGCCCATGAAGTACCCTATGCTGTGGGAGTGCAAGTCTGCAAACAGCAGGAAGTTCAACGAATTTGTTCGTAAAGGCGTGAAGAACGCCAATCCTGTTTACGCTGCACAGATAGCTTTATATCAAGCTTATATGGATTTAAGTGAGAATCCAGCCTTGTTTACTGTTATGAACAAGGATACAAGTGAAATCTACTACGAGTTAGTTCCGTTTGACAGAGGATTAGCCCAACGCACAAGTGACAATGGAGTAAACATATTGAAGGCGACAAAAGCACAGGAGATGTTACCGAGGGTCGCCGCCAATTCGGATTACTTTACTTGCAGATACTGCGAGTTCCACAAAACATGTTGGGATAAATAGAAAAGGGTCGGGACAGAGCACCCAACCCTTTTCATTGTGAAAAACGAAACAAAGAGGAAACCATGCTTCAAGGTACAATATAATGAGTATAATACACTTTGACAATACCAAATCTAGTAGTGCGCACGAATTAGTAGAACAAATAAGTCAGTGCGTACCTAGTCATGTTCAGATAGATATTCTTAAAGAAACATACCCAAATGGGGTAATAAAGAATAATACCTTCTATATTGGCTCGCTTGATGGTGAGCGTGGCGAAAGCCTGAAGATAGATATAAACCCATCATCTCCCCACTTTATGCGTGGATATGACTTTAATGAAGGTGCGGGCATCGGGGGTATCGTTAAGAT